GTCAGGTGCTTCTCTTTGGACTTCAGGCCGTTGACTAGCCCGTTGACCATGTGAATACCGGCGTCGTAGTAGTTGCCGGAAACTTGCTTGCCGAGTGCGTCAGACTGGGAACCGATAGCCGCATAGGTGCTGTTCAGTTCCTTGATCTGGCCACCACCAGCGTTAAGAAGGGCCTGGGCCATCTGGCCGCCCTCTTCGGGGCCAGCCTGGGCAAGTTCCGAAATGATTCCCTTGCCGAGGCCCCGCTTAGCGAGAGTGGCAAGGTTCTTCCGGAAGTCCTTAATCCCCTTCAGCTTGGCCTTCAGGCGACCGATGATCGCGTTAGCCGAGTTGTCCCCGTACTGCGAAGTGTCAAGGGCCCCCATGAAAGAGCCGTAGTCCTTCGCCTTCGAGGTGATCGACGAAGCCATATCGGCTTTCGCCTTCTTCAGGTCTGCCAACTTCGTATTAGCAGCACTGAGCCGCTTCTGAACGGACTCCCGTTCCTTCGCAAGCTTCGTCAGCTTCTTGTTCTGCTTCGATATGTAGTCGTGAAGGCTATTGGCCTTCTTCTTCGAGATCCCCTTAGACTTGTAAGCCTTCGTGACCAGCTCATGAAGCTTCTTCGAGGTAGCGGCTACCTTCTTCGAGCCCCCGAGCATGCCCTTAACGAGACCTTCGGTAATCCACTTACCGATACCCGCCATGACCCTTGAAGGCGAGTGAATGCCCAGGGCCTTCTTAATCGGGCCAGGGATCTTGTCGACGATCGCCTTAGCGGCACTCATCACGCGACCGAGAGAGTTCCGAATACCGTTAACGATGCCGTCAATGATGTTCTTGCCGATGCTGAGCATCTGGCCAGGAAGCTTGGAGAGAGCCGCCTTCGCCTTACCGGGAATCTCCTTCACGGCCGAGACGACCGAAGAAAGCTTGTCCTTCACCGAGGTATAGAGCGACTTGAAGCCGTTCACGAAGAAGTTCTTCACGGCGCTCACGCCCGAGGACGCATAGCCCTTCAGCTTCCCCAGGGCACCCGAGAACCAGCCCGTAAGGCTGTTCCATATGCTCTTGAAGACAGAGCTAATAGCCTTCCACGCCAGGGACCAAAGGCCCTTCACGGCGTCGAGACCGAGCTTCAGAACGGTCTTTATCGTGTTCCAAACGGCCTTGAACACGCCGACTATGACGTTCCAAATGCCCGAGAAGATTTGCTTGATACCCTGCCAGGCTTGCGACCAATTGCCGGTAAAGATGCCAATGAAGGTGTTGTAGATACCCTGGATAATCGACAGAACGCCGCTGATTACCTGCCAAATGGCATCCCAAGCGACCTTCACATAACCAATGATGGTTTGCCCGAAGGTCTGCCAAAGCCACTTCACGACCTCGATGAAGCCCTGAATCTCAAGCTTGATGAAGTCGAGATAGGTCTTAAAGGTCGACCAGAGTTGCATAAGAACCGGTTGGGCCTTCGCCCAAAGCTCTTGAAAGAGCGGCATTAGCGTCGTCTTGAAGAACGTCACAAACTGGGAAAGCGCCGGTCCAACAACCTGCCAAATGCCCTGTAGCTTCTGCCCGAGCTGGTCGAGCGCGGTACGGGCCGCGCCAGTCTCGAAGCTCGTCTTGATCTTCGAGCCGATATCGCCGAGGCCCTTCATGAACGGGGCCGTAGCCTGGCCGATCTTGTCGAAGGTCGGCCCGAGCTTCGTGCCCAATCCCTGAAAAGCGGTAATGGCCGAAGCCGCAGCAGAGGTGAACCCGTACTCGATCTTTCGTTTAAACGTCTCGACCTTCGCCGCAGCGTTCTTGCCCATGGTGTCGGCCATCTGCTGAGCCGACCCCTTGACCTTGCCGAGGGAGTCGACCGCATGCTTCGGGTCAATCGAGTAAAGGGCCTTCCCCAGGTCTTCGCTCTGAGTTCCAAACAGGCCCGTAGCTGCGGCACTCTGCTTAACCGGGTCCTTCATGGCCCTGAGCTTGTCCATGGTGAGCTGAAGAGCGTCAGAGGCAGACTTACCGCCCTTGCCTATTCGCTTCGCCATGTCGCCAGCGTTCAGGCCAATAGCCTTGAACCCCGTTGCCGTGGTCGCGCTACCGTCAATCGCGCGAATGGAAAATTCCTTGATCGCATCGGCGACCAGGTCAGCGTCACGGGCACCGCCCTTAAGGCCCTGGGAAAGAATCCCGGTAGCGGTAGCGCCGTCAAGGCCCATCTTCCGGAACTGAGTTCCGTACTCATTGAGGGTGTCAAGGAAGTCTTCCGACTTGTCGACACCGTGAGTGAAACCTGAAGCGACGATATCGAGGGCTTCGTTAGCGTTCTTCGCCAGGCCGTTTCGCATAAGGTTGGCGACGGCCCGCGTCGTTCCGCCTATGTCCTGGTCCATGACCTGAGAAACGGTCGCAACCTTATTGGCTATCGGCTTGAAGTCGACCGAGTTAACCGACATGTTCAGGTCGTCGTGAACCCGCTTGACTATCTGGCCAGTCTCCGCGGTCGACTCACCGAAACCCGACACGTAAAGGTCACCGGCCAGTTTGCCGGCCGTGGCCGCATCCTTGCCCGTAAGACCCATGGAAGCCGCGGTCTTCGCCCGGTTGGCTATCTCGTCTAGGCCCTTCTGGAAGGCCATAAGACCGGCCAGGGGCAGGGCGGCGGCCACCATGCCGCCCATACCGGCAAGCGCACCCTTCAGCTTGCCGAACTTCCCGCCCATGCCCTCGACCTGAGAACCGGCACTTTCGGACGTGTCAGCGAGACCCTGAATCGCGTTCTCGGCCGAATCCGCGTTACCAACGATGACAACGCGAAGCGTCCTCGAATCAGCCATTACAAAGACTCCCGCCTAGCGTTGAATTCGTTCATGTACTCGCAGAACGCGCGATACTCGGCCGCCGTAAGGCCGCGCACTTCACCGGGAGTCATTCGGTAGAAACGGCAGAACGCCGCCCGTTCCTTTAGGCGTTCTGCGCGTCGTCGTTTCCCGGGCCGTCCTCGGTGCCGACCAGCTCAAGCGCGGCCACCTTCACGTTTCGCGCATCCTGAAGAGTGAAGTCGGGGTTCTCGGCGCGCTGAGTAATCCAGATAAGGGCCTTCAGGGCCTTAGTCGGGATCTTCGTCTCAAGCTCGGGTCGGCCCTTCTCGTCCAGAACCTTCTTCCCGTCCGGGCCGATAACCGGCTGAGGGGAAAGAACGTCATAGATAGCGGCGCCTACAACCTCTTCGAAGTCTTCGAGATCACCGATGGTGAGAACGTCAGGGTCGATACGGAGAGAGATAGTCTCGGGAGTGGTGCTCATTGTGGAAAAGCCTCCGACATTAGGCGGTCAATAGCGTTCATGTATTCGCGGATGAGGGCAGGGCCCTTCTCGCGAATCGAGGGATGCAGGAAGTAGCCAGGCCCACCGGACCAGCCATCGAACTGATTGCCTCGCCACGGGCGGAAACCACGGGCGACAACGCCGTTTCGGGTGAGCTTCTTAGCTCCGAATTCGGCACCGAGGGCGTACGGCTTACGGGCCGATCCGAGACGGACGGCCGCATAGTTCTGTGTCTTCGTCGCCCGAAGGGAATCGGCCGCGGCTCTCTGCTGTCGAGAAAGGCCGTTAGCCTTCCCTTTCGCGGCCTGAGTCAGCTTGTCGGCAACGTCAAAGTTCGCCTGCTTAACCTCTTGCTTCGTGCCGTCAGCACCAGCACGCGCAAGAGCGCGGGTGAACTGGGCTAGGCCGTCGACATTCGCGTAAATGCCTTCAACGGGCATAGCCCAGCTCTCCCAATACTAGTTTCAGCCCTTACTGAAGAGCCTTGTAAGTGATCGTCACGGGGGACGCGGAACCGTCCGTCAGAGCGATACCGGAAAGGTCCTGAGACACGACGTCGAAGCCGCCCACGGACACCGGGCCTTCGTCGAATCGAGCGAAGGGCATCTGAACCTTGAACTGACTGTTGTCCGGCCCATCCCAAAGAACCGTGATGTCAGCGACAGCACCACTCGCGATAGCGGCCGCAACTCGGTTGATCTGAGTCACACCGCCGAACTCACCCTTAATCGCCCACTCGTACTTTCGAAGGTCCGACTCCAGCGGCTCACTCTTCTTACCGGTGTTCCGGATGAAGTACCGGTCATCCTTCAGGCCGTTACTGGCCTTCAGAGAGAAGTCGTTGATCGTGAAGGAAGAACCGCCCACGGTGACCGTGCCACCGCCGAAGCTAAAGAGCTTCGTGTTCGCTATGTAAGTAGGCGTAGCCGCCACATAGGCCCCGGTGCCGGCCCCGATGGTCTCCTTAGCGAAATCGGTCGTGACAGAGAGCTTCAGAAGCTCGTCGACCGCGTTCGTAAGCTCCCATTCCTTGACCTTGCCACCCTCGTACGTGAACGGGGTCAGGGTTCCGGTGTTGTCCACTCGGCCCACCTGAGCCGTAAAGCTCTTGCCGTTCAGGTCGCCCAGGGTTGCCGTGTGAGTGATGAAGCCGCCCGCAGGGGCACCCGAGGAAAGGCCGCCCATCATGTGCTTCAGCCAGAAGTCGAAGCCAGTCGACAAGACTTCCATCTTCACGTCACCCTCGGCACCCTTCGGGTTGACCGCGAAACGGTCGCTTCGAAGAACGCGGGTAGACGCGCGGATTCCCTCGGAATCAATCCGCTCGTACTTACCTTCAATGCTTTCATCGGTGAACTCGAAGAACTTCGTCGGCAGTACGGCAGTGCCATACGTCGACTCGTCAATAACACCGATGTACTGATCAAAGATCGTGGCCATTACTTAGCAGTCTCCTTCTTCGCCTTGATCTCCTGCCATCCCTGGCGAATGAGAGCCTGGGCAACGTCCTCGGCAACCTCGATCGGGTCACCCTTCACGGCGGTAAGACCCAGCGAGGGAACCTCTACCGCCGAATAAGGCCCGTTGTAAGCAACGGTCTTCACTACAGCCTCGCCTTCACGCGAACAATGGCCTCGAACTGGCCTTCATAGACCTGATCCGAGGGGAAGCTAGAAAGCTTCTTAGGGACAAAGTCCGTCGTGACGACGGACGGAATACCGAGATTGGGAGTCGCCTTCATGCCGTCCTCGATACCGGCGGCCATGCGCTGAAGCTCGGACTCGACCTCTTCCGAAGTCGCTCCGGAAAGCTGACAGTTCACAATGACGCTTACCTCGAAGACCTCTTCACGGCTTCGGTTGGTCACCCATTGCGAATCCGGCCACAGAACCTCGCCCACGAACACCCAACGGCGTTCGGGAGTCCTGGTCGGGTAACCCCAGGTGACTTGATAGCCAGCAAGCGCCGGAAGAGCCTTGACCATGTCCCGTAGGGCACCCTTCGCGGCGAAAGCATTCGTACTCACCGCGAAGCCCCCAACACGTCATAGAAAATCCGGTACTTGTACCGAGTAAGGGCGGCGTCGACTTCCGGAAGCCCGGTCTCGTACCCGTTCCGTCCGGCCGTGGCCAGGGTGAAGTTCCCGCCCTCGGCCGCAACGAAGGCCGTAGCTCGGTCCGGGATGCCGGACCGTTCGGCAGTCAGGAGAGAGCGAAGCCGCAGAAGACCGGCCCGCTTCACGTCCTCGGGGACCTGGGGGAAGCCGTAGGCGAAGGTGACCGTGTACCGGTCGCCGTCCGCCAGGACGTAGGGGGCCCGAACGAACCCCGCAGAGTCCACGGACCAACCCGCCATGTCGACGGCCCCAGAGGGGCCTTCAACGGCCACCAGGGCGGACACATCGAAGTAGCCCAGGAACAGGGTCGACGTGTCGTCGGCCTCGACCTCGACGCGGGCCGTACGCGGCACGAAGGACCGACCAGTGATCCGCTCGAACTCGTCTTCAACTACCTCGCGGTAGTGCTTCACTTCGGCCGCAGGGAACCGCGTAGCGTCCGCTAGGTCCATGTCAGACCCGCGGGCTTCGGGGATGGTGAACAGGAACCCGCCCACCACCTCGAACCGGTCCCGGTCCGTCGCCAAAATGCCGGCCTGCCAAGAGACCGTGTAAACGCCCTCCGGCTGTGCCGGAAGGGTGGTCGACCACTCCGTTCCCGAGCTGGTCGCCGAACCCGTGTAAACGGTCGCCCCGAGGGCATCCCGCACGGTCACTGTCACGGCAGGGACGACCATGGGCGACTCGTCGTCAAGGAAGGTATGCCGCAAGGTCACGGCCCTACCGCTTAGAAACCGCACAACGCCCCCTTACGCGGCCTTCCGCGGCCTACCGGGGCCGCGCTTCTCAGGGGCCGCAGATACGGCCGTCTCGCGTGTCTCAGCGGCCTTCTCGGCCACGACTTCCGCGCGCTTATCGTTCAGAAGCGACACGGCCAGTCCCGAAGGAAGCTCGACCACATCGCCAACACTCGGGAACGGCTCTCCATCGAGAAGACCGGTCCCGTTCTCAAGAATTCGAACCTTCATGAACACCCCTCAAGACAGGACCGGCCCGGCCC